GCCGCGAAGCGACATATCGGACGATTTTTTTTCACGCACTATTCAAATTGACGTCAGGTAAGTAAGCCCGCCCACCCATTTGGGGGATGATAGCTAAATGGGGGGTAATGTTTGCGTTGCCGTGCGCCGGGCCGTGCAACCGTGAGTTGGCCAATCGATTCGTTGCCACGTGCGACCCCTTGCGGGGGCACTTCTCAACAAAATGAACCACGGGTAACACCGTGGTTTTTTCGTTTTCATTGGGAATATAGCCACGGTGGACCACTACAAAACCCCCTCGGTGCCGTGCGCCGGGCCGTGCGCGCGAGGTTGTGCCGTGCGCGCGTCGTTTTGTGTTGCCGTTGCCCAGTGTTCCGGCGTCACTCTCAAATAATGATCCCGCGCGACGCGTGAAGAATGGCCCAACCACACGTCGCAAACGTGCGACGGGAAGCGTTCTTCCAAATCAGTTCGACACGATGCCCGAAGGTTGTGCCAAAGATGCGGCCATGGTTCAAGGTGAGCCGCCGAGATTGCCGCGAGCAACCAACGCCGAAATTCCGTCGCCGCCGACGAACGGGCCCTAGTGAACACATGAACGGCCCCGGTACCCGCAGCCGCATACAGCGCGGCAAACTCGGCCTCGACCGCGGGGAACATTGGAACGACACGGCCGCCGGTTTTCGTGTCAGCCGGGATTTGTATTCGGCACAATTCCCAATCGACATTGCGCCACGTGAGGGCCAAGGGTTCGTGGGGAACACGCAACCCACACCACCGAGCCAACGCAAACAACGCCCGGCCCTCCAAGGTGGCGAATTTGTCGAGTACCGCCAACGAGGTTTCGTTGGAAACGTACAGTTTTCGGGTTTGGTCGATTTCACGGCTAGTTTTGATTCCGTGAAACGGGTTTTCGGTGACGATCCGCGCATCGATTGCGGCCGCGTACACTTGAGAGACGCGGCCTAGGATTTTGGCGGCGTGCGTTGGTGCTACAGCCTGGCCAAGATCCCGAGCCCATGTTTTCGCATCCAACGCCGTGATTTCGTCTAGGGTTTGCGTCGGAAACCTAGCCTCCAGATGCAAATAGCATGTTTTCCAGCCCTTGATTGTGGACGGGGCAAAATCCGTTCGACCATCGACGTATTGCCGCCACCAATCAACCAACCTCGGCGCGGTTTTTGGTTTGGCCCAGGTGCGAGTGAGGCCGCATTGCCCCAGCCGTTCAACGATGCCCGCATCGAGAGAAAGCAACCACGCGGCCAAATCCGGCGTTGGTGGTTCACCGAGGCGAACCAGGTTCCCCAATTCGTCGATTCGACGGGCCAGGTTGTGCGCGTGTTTGGCCGTGATTTTGCCAAGGTAGATTTTTACGCGGCGTTGCGTTGGCAAAACGATTTGCAGATACCACCCGCCCCGTTTGTGTTGCCACACGCTAGCCATGGTTTAGCCACCGTTCCAATTCTCGAGCCGTAACAAAGAGGCCCTTTCCAATGCGACGCGTTTTGAGCGAGCCGATTTCCACTTGGCCTTCGACCACGCGTTTAGAGACGCCACACATAGCGGCGATTTCGTCGAGAGTATACGCCACACGTGGCAGCGTGACGGGTTGCACGCGGCGCAACTCGGTTGCGAGCGTGGCCACCAATTCGGCAATGGTTGGTTGGTTCATAAAGGCCCCAATAAAGGGGCCGCGTTGCAAGCGCGGGCACATCATACGCCACCGCGGTACGAAATCAAGTATTTGACCGCGGCCAATGCACAGATGGCCGAACAAAATCCGATCCAACGTTGCCACGCGTTCGCCGTTCCGGCGTTAACTGGCCAATCCACTAGGTTAAACGCCACCCAGCCGATCACCAACAACACCGAAAACAACAGCCAAAGCCAATCAACCGTCGGTTTTTGGTTTTCGTACATTTTTAGCCACCTTGGTTTTTGCGTGCGCCGGTGAACGTGGTTTGAGTTGGCCAGCCTCCAACGGCGTACCGGAACGGTATAGCCAAATCGCCTTTTGCATGGCCGCGCACGACGAATTGAGATTGGCCAACGCCCGTTTTAGCGTGCGTTGGTTGTGGGCCGCGAGGCGTTGCGATTTTGTAGCCGTCAGGCACGTAAGAAAATCGCCAAATATCTCAGTGGCTAGTGAGAGTTGGCGCAGTACGGATTCGATTTCCGCAACCGTAAATTCGTGCGCTCTGTCAACCGGTTTTTTGTCGTTCATAAAGTCCCCCTATCTAATCGATTGTAGTGCGGTTTCTTTATTTTGCAAGTTGTTTGCGTTTTCTAAATCCTTGTGGCATTTATGCTTAAATGTTAGCTAACGTTACAAAACGAAAAAAAACGTTGTGCGTTTTGTTGCGTTTTTGCAAAAGCGGGTATAATCCTCGGCCATGAGGACACGAACACCCAAAACCAAACCAAAACCGCAGTTAATCCGGGGGCTAACCGTGGCGGAATACCACCGACTATTTCGCCGGATCCGAGCCGGGGAAATGACGTGGGCCGACGCCGAGCGCCTCGGGTTTTGCAACGCCGACGAACGGGAAAACAAAAAACCATTGGGGCGCCCGCGTGCGGGCCGTGTTGCAAGCGCGAGCGAAACACAGAGGGCGCCCCAATGAGTGTTCACAGCGAAACCAATCGTACCGCCGTTTTCGAGTCCCTCGACGATTTGCCGAAAGTGAAACGCCGCATAGTGGATTTGTTGATTGCCAACCCCAACGGATTCACTCGCCATGAGATTGGCGAGCGGTTGGCGTTGCCATTATCGACGGTATGCGGCCGCGTCACCGAATTAGAAAACGCTAATTGGATTTTTAGCACCGATCAAACACGCCAAACGCCCTATGGAAAACCGGCAACGATTGTTCGCATTCGCGCCGCGAATCCCATCCAACAACAGTTCGATTTTTAGACCGGCGAGCGCCCCCGCCACGGAACGGGTGGGGTTGGTTGTACCAACTCTATGGGGGCGCACGCCATTTTAAGAAAGCGTAAGTGTATCGAATGGCAAAAATCAATCACATGGTGGATCAACACCGATTGCCGTTGAAACCTGGCCAAAATTACGGCGTGGCGTTTGGCGGCGGATCCGCCGCGCGCGTGTTCCGGTTGTTTGCGTTGTTGCGGCACCCTCGGCCGTTGGCGTGTTTCATCGAAATTGACCCGCGCACCCGTCAGCCTACCGACGTCGAGTTGGCGTTGAGTAATTCCGAGTGTGCGTTGTATTTCTTCCATTTGCTCGATTCGGATTTTCGCGAGGTACCAACGCCCACGCAATCACGCCGCGTGCGTGAGCTAAAGCGATTCTTGCGCGAGCTAGGCCGCCACGCCGCCCGCATCCGACACCGACAACGCCGATTGATCCAAGACGCCAACGCCGCGTTGTACGGTTGCGGGGATCCCGTTGAGATTGGCGACGCGGTGGCCTCATGGATCCGCGACGACGACAGCCACGTCGGGATTAAGCATTTACTACAGCTATACAGCCGCGCCGAAATCGAACCACGCGATTACGAGGAAACACCGTGAAACGTGCTAGGCGGCCGACAACCTCGACGCGCCGGTTAACCGATGCGTTGCTAGGCAAAAAATCGAAGTACGGCGCCACGGCCACCGTGGTTGACGGCCGCCGGTTTGCGTCCATGAAGGAAGCGCGCCGCTACCAGGAATTAAAACTTCTCGAAAACGGTGGGCGGATCACCAACCTACGGTTGCAGGTGCGCTACCGGTTGGTGCAAACCGTCGTCTACGTCGCCGATTTTGTGTACGACGAAAACGGCGCCGAGGTGGTTGAGGACGTCAAGGGATTCAAGACGGCCGTTTACAAGCAGAAAAAGCGGTTGATGGCCAAACAACACAAGATCGAGATACGGGAAACCTAGCCCATTGGAACGGGGGACGCCATGGAGCAAATGCGTTTAGATTTTGGAGAGGGAGCCGAGGCCGAACGGGCCATGGAAACCGCCGCGCGCGCCGCACGTGCCCGCGTGTTCGAGGCCGCAGCCGTGGCGCTCGGCATTCGGCCAGGTGAGGTGGCGTACAAACTGGCCGGAACCCTGGCCGTGTACGCCGATTCACCCAGCCAACGCGCCATGGGCCTAACCGGGTTGCGTTGGGCCGGTACGTGGGCGGAGTTGGCGGCGGATCCGCGGTTGGCGTGTTCCGCCGATTCCATCGCGAAAGCAATCCGCCGATTCCGCGTTGCCGGATTCATAACCACCACCAACCAAATTGACGACCGCGGGTTGGTTGTTGGCGTGGTTGTAGCCCTCGAAATGCGAGCCATCAACGCCGCCGGTGGAAGTGAACCAATCGGCGTTGGAAGTCAAATTTCACGCGTAGGAAGTCAAACCCAATCCGGCCCCGGAAACGGCCCCGGAAGCGGCCCCGGATCCGGCCCCGGAGCCGGCCCCGGAAAATCGAAGGCCGACTATATACCGGTTTTACCGAACTATCCGAACAACCCGCCACCACCGAGCGAACGGGCGGCGGTGGATGATTCCAACCACGATTGGGGAACAGCCACGCGAGCGTTGACCGATGCCGGCGTTGCACGTGTTCGGCCAGTTCTCGACGCCGCCAAACGAACCGGGATTACCCCTAACGACGTTTCCGCCATTGTTGGCCAGTACGTCGCCAATCGGCATTTGTTCCGATCACCGGGGGCGATTGTGGACCGTATTTTTTCAGGCCATTGGCCGGTTGATATTCCCGACGCCGCCGCCGTCGAGCGTCGAGCCGTTGCACGTCGCACGGCCACGCAGCAACTCGAATTTGAGCGGGCCCGCTTCGCCATGATTCGATCCGCCCGAGCCGCGGGCGTCGAGCTATCCGACGCGGAGGCCGACCGCCGAGCCGCCGCCGCAGTCCATCGCGAACCTATGGAGGTGAAGCCGTGAGCATCGCATTCTTAATTTTGTGTTGTTGCGTGGCCTACTCGGCCGGCGTGTTAACGATGATGTTGAGCCTCGATTTCCCGATTGATCCCAACGATGACGATTAAAACCACCATTGCCGTTGCTATAGCGGCCGCCATAGCGTTTGCCGTTTGGTTTCAAATGCCAACCCGCATTCCGGCCGAGCCCATCGACCAAATGGCCGAGCGCGTCGAATCCGATTTGGAGGTGCGTTCGAGCGCGTGGCCCATCGTTCGCGCCGCGCACGTGGCTAGTTTCCCAACGTGCGCCGCGTGCGGATCCACCGAGGCGTTGAACGTTCACCACATCGAACCATTTCACGCCGAGCCCGAGTTGGAGTTGGAACCCACGAACCTAATCACTCTATGCCGTCGCCACCATTTCGAGATTGGCCACGATCCCGATGGGCCTTGGCAACCAGGCCGACCGAGTTGGACCCGTTCCAACCCGCGCGTGCGTTCCGACGCCGCCGCCGTGTTGCATGGGAGAATCTACTAAATGGCCCGTGGAAAATGGATTATTCCGAGCCCAAAGCATTTGAAGCCCGACCAGGTGCGGCTAATTGTCGAATCGGAATTGACCGAGGGCCAATTGTGCGAATTGATCGGTTGCAGCCGGCGAGCGATTGAATACCACCGCCGCCGCGCCCGGTTGGCGAAATCGAAACCGATTGGGAGCGTTGAAAAACCGGGACGTTGCCCGGAATGCGGGTATTCGATCACCACCGCCGTTTGCGTGGCGTGTTGTGCGCAGCATTACCGCCGCGACCAGGCCAAACTATTTGAAAATGAAAGCGTAGAGGAAACCGAGGTTACCGAATGAACCAACGACAAATTGCAATTGCAAAACAACGCATCGAGCAGTTTTACGAATCAAAACGGTTGGCCGACTACATTTGCCGCGAGGATGGACCGCGATTGATTGAGGCGGCAACGAAAACGATTTCCTTGCGTGAATTGGGCCGCCGCACCGGTTTTTCCTCGACGTATTTATCCTTGGCAAAAACCGGCAAAACCGTTTTGTCCACCGCCGCATTTTTGAAAATTGCAAACGAGTTAAGCTAATGAGCATTGAACCAACCGCCGAGGACGTCGGCAAAATGATTTGGGTTCGCGACGACGAAGACGGGCCATGGTTTTTACGGCGTTTGGTGCGCCTCGACGAAACCCCACTCGGCCTATTTTTTGTTTGCGAACGTTGTTCAGAGCCTCAGCCAAACTCTATTCCCATGGGACCGGCAACGCATGTTTGGCACCACGCTAAACGTGATTCTAAAACGGCTACAAAATTGGAAGCCAACGCCGAAAAACAAATTGCAACCGTGGATCCCGAAACCATGGCCGGCCGTTGCTACACGTGCCGGTTTTGGATTGATGCGGCCGCGTGCGAACAGGTGGCCGCGTTCGAGCGGCCGCCGCGAACATTCAACCAAATTTGCCGCGAATGTTGGGCGAGCTATCCGGCGCAACGGCCAATGACGATGGGACACGATTTATGCGCACGATGGGAGCAAAAAACGGGGTTGCATTACCAACCCGAGTAGGACACCGGCACCCGCCGCCACACAATGGCCGCATGGCCACACTAGCAGACTTAAACACCAAAACCAACGCCGCAATTGCCGCATTAGAGGCCGGACAGTGGGAAACCGCATCCACCGCCGCTAATGCGGCCCTTCTCATTATTGCGACCACGCCCGATACGCAATTCGACGGCGGGGACCAAATCCGATTCGATCGAGCCGGCGCAACGATGGCGTTGCAGCAAATCATCAAGACGGCCAACGGCCGCCGGTGGGCAAAATCCCCCAACGTCATCGAGCAAATCAGATATTCGAGGGGATAGCATGAGCCAGCAACCACCATGGGGCGTTTGGGACGTTATCGCCGCCGATTTGACGCAGACAAAACGCCATTGGGAAAGCGCCCAAACCGACCGCCTCAACGCGGCCCATTGGGAAAACGCGAGCGATAACCCGTTGGGTGATTTGCGAACCGATTTGCCCGAGCTACAACGCCGAGTCCGCCACGAATCGATCAACAATCCAATTCTCGACGCCGCGATCGAGACGCAACAAACCAACGTCGTTTCGGCCCGTGGGCCCGCTCTTCAGGTTTTGACCGACGATAACGCATTCAACGACACGGTGGAGGCGTTGTTTCAGCAATGGGGAGCGGATTGCGAATACACCGACGCGTTGGCATTGGTCGATTTGCTCGACGGTTGGGTGGCCCAATGGATGACGTTTGGCGAGATTTTCGCCCGCGAGATTATCGGCCAAGGGGTGAACCAATACAAAATAATGGACCTTGGGCCCGAGTCCCTCGACACCACGTTGGCCGCGAAAAACGTCCATAGCGGCGTTGAGGTTGACGAAGCCGGCCGCGTTGTCGGGTACCGCATCTACGACCCCGCCAACCCAACATCAAAGGATCGGTTGCCGGCGTCGTTGTGTTTGCATTTCTACCGCCGCCGGTTTGCCCACCAACGCCGAGGTTTTCCCGGTTTTGCGTCGGTACTCCAATCCGCCGCCGATTTGCGAGACTATGACGACAGCGTCCAGGATGCCGCGCGAGCCGCCGCCGACCACAGCGTGTTTTTTTATTCTGATCACCCCGACGCCGATTTCGTCGAGCCCGAACAAACGACGCTACCGTGGAAACGGCGTGTTCGGCAATACATTCGACCAGGTTGGAAAATCGCACAACTCGACGCCCGGCAACCCTCGGCGACGTACCGCGATTTCCGCAAGGAAAAACAAACCGACATCGGGAACGTTCTCGAAATGCCGTGGATGATTTTGCGTAAGGATGCCAGCAACCACAACATGAGTTCGGCCAGGTTCGACGGTTCCCGCTACGCCAAGGCCGTCGAGCGGATCCAGGCCAAACTAGAACGCCGATTTTTAACCCCAATCGTCCGGCGGTTGGTTCGGATTGCCCAGTACACCGGCGTTTTGGGACCGACCCCGGCCCAACAGCGTTTCGATCGTTTGGCCTTCGAGTTCCCCAACATCGTATTGCCGATTTCGTGGACCTGGCCCAAGCCGCCCGCGGTGGACAATTTGAAAGACGCCACCGCCGAGCGAATCAAACTCGAAAACGGAACATTGGCCCTATCCGAAGCCATCGCCGCCGACGGCCGCCGCCCCGAGGAAACGTTGCGCATTCGATCCCGCGACAATTCCGCATTGGTGGCCGCCGGTTTGCCCCCGATTTTGGGAGCGATCCCAACCACCATGGGAGCCGCCGAAATCGCAAGCCTCCAATCCATTATGGAACCGATCGACGTTACGCCCGCCACGCCAGCCATCGACACCGCCACCGAACTAGAGGATTCATAAATGGCTACACAGAAACGCCGCATTACCAAACGCCGATCCGCCGCCACGCACACCGTACGCCGAGCCGCAGCCGCACCGGCCACGCCAAAGAGCCTCGACGCCGACAACCGCACCGTTCGCGCCGTGATTGCCACCGATACCCCGGTTCGCATTTACGACGATTTAGGCAACGGCCAGGTGGGTGAAATCGACGAAGTGTTATTGCCCTCGGGCATGGCCGAGCCCGCGCGAATGCGGTTACGCGTGGATCACAACACCTACCAAAGCCTCGGCGTGATCGGTTCCGTTTTCGATTTCGCAATTTCGGAACGTCAGATTGAAGCCACCCTAAAATTTTCAGCCGCCGCCGACGTTGACGAAATTTTTCAACGCGTCATCGAGGGCAATTTGGATTCCGTTTCGATTGGTGCCACGTATCGAATGCGGGACACCGTTACGTTGCAACCGGGCCAATCGCAACGCGTCGGTGGCGTGAACTACATTGCCGCCGACGTTCCGTTGCGCATTGTTCAAACGTGGACCCCAGAGGAAACGTCAATCGTCGATTACCCCGCCGATCCCAAGGCCGTGATACGTTCCGCGAGCGCCGCACGAACCCGCCAAATTAGGACACGAACAAAACAACGCACACAATCACACGCACGTTTACCCGATACCGGGCCTATTACCACAGGTGAGAGAATGACCACACAAAACCGCGGCACGCGCCGCAGCCGGGGCCCGGAAAACCAATCGGGGCCAAACACACGCGTTCGCCGTTCCGCGGCGATCGATCCCCAAATCCAAGACGCGCCCGCCGATGACGATACCACCATCGTTGTTGACGACACCGCCGAAACGCAACGGGCACGCACACCAGAACACACCCGCGTTGCCGCCCAGTTGGCCGAGATGACCGCGCGAGCCGACCGCATGGCCGGCACCGACGCCACCGCCGAACAACTCGACGCGGCACGCCGCGACGAACGGGCCCGCGTTGCACGGATCCGCGAATTGGGAGCCGATCAACCGGATGAATTGGTAACCCGAGCCATCAACGACGGGTTGAGCCCCGAGCAATTCGGCCTGGCCGTTCTTGAACGGATGCGCGGCGAATCGGCCGGGCACCGAACCAGCCAATCCGGCGATGGGATCCACCGCGCCCCGGCCGTCCATTCGCAACGTTCGGCCAGCGTTGAGGCACTCCAAGCCGCCGTGTTGATGCGTGCCGGCGTTCGCCTCGACAACCCAGTATTTGCGAGCGAATCGGCCCGCGTTGTTTTGGAGCGTTCCGAAATTGCGTGGTTGTACCGATTCAATCGGGACATTGCCGACCGCGGCAATTCCGAAACCGAACAAATTGTGGACGTCGGCCGCCGCTACGCGTCCGATTCGTCGGCCCGCACGTGCGAACGGTTGTTGGAAATGACGACGCGCGAGGGAGCCCCCAACGACGTCGAGGAAATCGTAGCCCGTTCGTTCAGTTCGCCGTATTTGCCGCGCGTGTTCGGTTCCATCGTTTCCGTGGGATTGGTTCAAGGTTACATGGAATACCCTGATTCAACCATCGGTTGGACCAGCGAAGCCGATTGGGCCGATTTCCGAAACAACCAGCCGATCGGTTTGGATGCCACCCAAGGGTTGCGACGCCACACCCGAGGCACCGAGGCCAAAGACGTCGATTTTGCCGACTACGGCGAAGCGTACGCCGTGAACCGGTACACGGGCCGATTTGTTCTCGATGAACAGGACATCATCGACGACACCGTGGGCGCCAACCAAACCATGCCGGTACAAATGGGGGCCATGGCCGCCCGTTTGCGACCCGATTTGGTTTACGCCGTTCTCCAAACCAACGGCAATTTGGCCGACGGAACCGCGTTGTTCCACAGTAGCCGCGCGAACGTGGTAACGAGCAACGCGCTCAGCCTCGACAATCTCGGCAAGGCCGAAGCCGCGATGGCATCGCAAACCGTCAAATCGAAATCGGGCGTTGCCCGCCCCCTCAATTTGATGGCCGGTTGGGTAGTGGTTCCGCGAGCGTTGCGACCCCTTGGGAAACAAATTGTTTCTTCGGCGTCGGTGGTTCATGGAAACACTACGCAAACCGGGAACGTGAATCCGTTCGCCGGCGAATACCAATTGCGCAGCGATGCCCGGTTGGACGTCGGCGTGGTCAACCCGTTGACCGAGGCCAAGACGACCGGCAGCGCGACCACGTGGTATTTGATGGAACAATCCGGCCAACAAGCAATCCAGGTGGGCTACCGCCGCGGAACCGGCCGGGCCCCATCGATCCGCGTGCGACCGTTGGCCAACCCAGGCCAATTCGGCCTCGGATGGGACATCGCCCACGACGTCGGCGTGGGCGTTATCAAGGCCGCCGCCATGGTGCGTTGCACGGCCTAATTGAACTAACCAATCCGTTGTGATTGGCCGGGGGGCGTGCCGGGAAACCGCACGTTCCCCGGCAGTCCAACACCAAAATCCAAACATGAAACCCCAGGGGAAATACCATGAATGAAATCGTTCGAGATTTAGGCGGATACGCGGGCCGCGAGGAATACACCGCAACCGGGGCCACCAAAACCGGCGACATTTTTTTGACCGGTTCGGGAAAGGCCGTCATTGTTTGCGACACCGCGGACAGCGTGAGCGGTGACCGCGTAGCCGTCGCAACCGATGCGTTGGTTTTGGTCGATGCGGCCAGCGCCACAACGTTCGCCGCAGCCGCGGCCGTGAGCTACGACCCAACCAACAAGTTGGCCGTGGCATCGGGTACCGCCGGTTCCATCGCCATTGGCAAGGCGCAAGCCGCCAAGGTGAACGGCGAAACGTCGGTATTGGTTCGCCTCAACTAACCGCGTAGAACCACGATCGTAGAGGGAAGCGAAAATGGCGGCGGGAAACCGTCGCCATTTTTGTTCCAACATTACCAACGGACACCACACAACGGAACCCATGAAATGAAATACAACCTCAACGCCATTTCGGTTTTGGTGGTCGATGGCGTGACCGTCGCCGCCGGCGAAACCATCGCCGTATTGGACACCGATTTCGACCCGAGCAACATTTTTTCCGCGTGTTGGTTCGGCGATGCAAAACCGATTGCCACCGCCCCGGTTACCAGCGAAACGCGGCACGTGCGACGCGTGACCCTTACGGCCGCGGACGTGGTAACCACGTTGCAACCCCCGCCCGTGGCGATCGACACCGACCCGGACACCCTCAACGCCCTCGATGCATCCGAGGAAACACCCGCCGCGCCGGAAACCGACGCCCCGAGTTCCGACCAGGCGGCCAACCCATTCGACGGACTGGCCCCGCGTATTGCCGAGGCCCTATTGGCCGCCGGGTTTTCGACCCGCAGCGCCGTAGCCTCGGTTGCCGCCGATGGGGCCGACGCGTTTTTGGATTACGACGGCATTGGCAAATCGGCCGCAAAAAAAATCATTGCGTGGTTGGGTAGCGAATGAGCCAATTCCAAATCAACACCGCCGCCGCAGCCGCCGCCCATCGCGACTATTTCGGGAACCCCACCGGGGTTTCATGGCGTGGCAGTTCCAATTGCCAATGGGCCACGTTGCCCGGCGCAGTGGTTCACGGCGAACAAATCCGTTGGGTGAAGAAGGGGAACCCGCAGGTTTCCGCCCGCGTGGTTCAACGCGTCGTTTACATCGACACATCCGCCGCAGCCGTGAACCTCAACGCGCACGTGAAGGTTGACGATTGCGCCCACGTGTACACCGTCGTGGAAACGTTGGTTCGAGGGATTCGAATAGCGTTGACCCTACAACGGGCCGAGGTTCAAGAAATCACCCGCCCCAATTACCGCCACGTAACCAGGTAACCAGGTTTCCACATGGGCGTTTTGATAACACCAATCGACGCGTTGGCCGCCATGTTGCGGGATTGCCGCCCGTTTGCCGCATGGTGCGGCCTTGCGAGTTGGAACGCCACCGACACCGCCGCACGCGTGTACGTCGATGGCGTGGGCCCAGGTGGCCGCGAAATCCAAACCATGAGCCGGGAGGAATTGGACGCGTTGCGGCCCTACGTGGTTTTGTACCCCGACGATCGAGGGTATCGATTCACCCGCGACAGCGCCCCCAATTGTTGGAGTGGAAACGGTTCCATGATTGCCGTTTTGAGCCGAGCCTACGACGGCTCCAAATCCATCGACGCCTATTGGCGCGAGGCGGCGGCGGCCATTGAGAAAATTATCAGCAACGACGTGGGCGGCGAAGCTGGCCTATTGGAAATGGCCGGTACCGCCGGTTACCTAGCGTTCGCGAATCTTTACGTGTCGTTCGCAGGTAGGACACCGCCCGAGAACGTTTTAGATTACGGGGACGCGTACGACGTCGTTTTTCTGATCGAATACTAGGGGCCCCCAATGAGTTGTGACGAAATCGGACAACCGCCGGCCCGTCGAATTGTGACCGTGAGCAAGGGGGACGATTACGCGCTTTTGATGGCGTTCAAAACCAACAACGTCGCCGTGAATTTAACCGGTTGGACGTTCGAGGGGCGGTTGAAAAAAACGGGCCAAACCGACGTCACCACCACCAACACCATCGACGCCGTGAACGGAACGGTAACTTTGCGGCTAACCGACACGCAAACGGCCGCCATGGTTGGCGGATCGAGCCGCGACGACCTGGCCGCGCGTTGGACGTTCAACGTAACGGGCACCGATCCCAACGGAAACACCCGCCGGTATTTGTCCGCCATCCTCTATTTGATTGCGTAGGGGGAAACCATGGCCGATACCGTCGTTATCGAATTGAGCCCGCCCCCCGAAATTGTGATTGAGTTGGTTCCCGGCTACGGCGTGCCCAACGGCGGCGGCGGTGGCACCGTCAGCGTTGCGGTTGGCACCACAACCACAGGCGCCGCCGGTACCAACGCGGCGGTAACGAATACCGGCACATCGACCGCGTTGGTTTTGGCGTTCACCATACCCCGCGGCGACACCGGAGCGACCGGCGCGACCGGGGCCACCGGCGCGCAGGGACCGACCGGCGCAACGGGGGCCACAGGCGCCACCGGATCCACCGGCCCGCAGGGAGCCACCGGCCCGCAGGGAGCCACCGGGCCCACCGGATCGACCGGCGCCGCCGGATCCGCCGCCACCATCACCGTGGGGACCGTTTCCACCGGTGCCGCCGGATCGAGCGCCACGGTAACCAACGCCGGCACAACCTCGGCCGCCGTATTCAATTTCTCGATCCCCCAGGGAGCCACCGGCGCGACGGGTGCCACCGGCCCGCAGGGACCGACCGGCGCAACGGGGGCCACAGGTGCCACCGGATCCACCGGACCGCAGGGGCCAACCGGGGCTACCGGATCGACCGGTGCCGCCGGGCCCAACACCGTCACCACGTCCACCACCACCACCCTAACGGGAGTGGTTTCGGGCAATGGTTCGACGATCACCACCGCGAGCATTGGCACGGGGCTATCGTTCACGTCGAACACCCTGGCCGTTTCCGGCGTGGTGTTGACCACCACCGCCCAAGCCATCGACGGCGTTAAAACGTTCAACGACGCGTTGGATTTGAAGGTGGAGACGTTGACCGATGCCGCCACCATCAACTTGGACGCCGCGACCGGTAACAAATTCCACGTGGTATTAGGTGGCAACCGAACGTTGGCAAACCCTACCAACGCGAGCGACGGCCGGGTGTTGATATTCCGCATCCAACAGGATGGGACCGGCACCCGTACCGTCACATGGGATACCAAGTATCGTTTCCGCGGCGACCTGGCCACCGTGACGATTAGCACGGCCGCAAACGTTATCGACCGCGTAGCGTTCGAGTACGTGACCGGCGACGACCGGTGGGATTGCATTTCGTTCATCAAAGGTTCATAGCATGACACCGCAAGAGATAAAAACGTTGATTCAATCCGACACGGTGGCCATGCAATTGTTGAACGCCCGCGAGGATCAACTATGCGCCGAGCGTGTCAATGCGATTGCCCCACCGCGTCGCGAATTGGTACCGGCGGCCGATTTGCAATACTACTCGGCGGTGAATGGGATTTGGGCACGGTTGCGTTTGGCGATCGTTTCCGAGGCAACGCCGGATTTAATCAAGGGCGTTTGTATTACGTTCGTCGATTGGGTGGAAGCGGGCCGCCCGATCGATTTAGACCATCCTCAGGTTGCCCAAATGTTAGGCGCGTTGGTGGGTGCCGGATTGGTGACGACCGAACAGCAAACGGCAATCATGGCGTTGGCCAACCGTCCCCAAACCGTTTCCGCTATTGAAATCGAATTTGTAAGGACGCGCACCTAATGGGAACGATCACCAAAACCACTCCAACCTATTCGCAAATTGAGGCCCCCGTTGTTATCGCCTCGGGATCACTCGGAACATTGCGAACGTTAAATTTGCGGACGAAATTTGGGGCATGGTTATACGTTCGCATGGGACGCCGCGGCGCAACGTCGTTGACACGGGCGGCCTATGTCGCCATCCGTCGAACCGACAACGAAACGTTGGTATTGCCCGTTCAAATTTACGACGCCATAAGCCAAACGGCCACCGCCCAGTCGAACACATTAAGCGCGGCGGCATCGATCGGGGATGGAACGATTACATTGACCAGCGCAACGGGTTTTGCGGTTGGTGATACTATTTGTTTGCACAGCGACGACACCAGCGCAAACCGCGTGGAGTTTGCCCGCATTGTGTCCATATCGTCCAACACATTGACGTTGGAACGGAATTTATTGGCCGCGCACAATTCCGCCGACCGCGTTACGAGTTTGGCCGACGTGCAACAAATATGGTTGCCGGGGAATGAGCATTACGAAATCCGTTGTATTAACAACAGCGGCCAATCCATGGTTTTTGCAATTGATGCCGCCATCGACGAAGGGGAAACGTACTAAGTGAGCCGGTTTACCCGTTCGGAATACAACAGCTACGACAGCTTGCGGCGTGGATTGGTTGGCGCGTGGTGCCCGAGCGTTAGCGGCGCGAACGGCGTTAGACTCAACGATTTGAGCGGCTACAACAACCACGGCACGCTCACCAACATGGACCCAGGCACGGACTGGGTGCCCAGCGGTGGGAAGTTGGCGTTGGATTTTAATGGATCAGATGATTATGTAAACGCTAAATTACCAAAGATTGAACTATCTACAGACGGGTATACTCTTTCTATTTGGTATATCAACCCAAGTGGCACTACAGGAGTTTATGCCGCACTATGTTCTACTACAGGCGGACAGTTTTTGATTTTTCAGGCATCCGGGTCCGCTATTAACTTAGGACAACGAAATAACGCTGGAGGTGATACAGCCACGAGTGGTGGAACATGGCAATCAGCAAGTTGGAAAAACATCATTGCTATTTCAACTCCATCAGCATTGACGCTTTATTCTAATGGCCTACAAACGTCTGCACTTTCAAGAACATCAGCAGCGACAACATTCAACCAAATTTCAATTGGAGCGTTGGATCGGCAAGGCGCTATCAGCAATTACAGCATGTCGCAACAAGACGACGTTCGCCTATACAACCGTGCCCTCACAGCCACCGAAATCCAACAACTATACACCGGCGGGCGTGGCGTTGGATTACGCGAAAACCTCGGCATGAATCGCCGCCGATACGCACCATCCGCGACCGCCACCAATCGCCGCCCAAGTAGCCGCTATTTGTGCTTCCCAGGATAGCCGCCTATGGAAATCCGTTCTATCAAGATTGCCGACCGTTCATTTATCGCCGCCGGTGGCATGGGCCGAGCCGTCGCACAACTCCACCGCGAGGCGGCTAAGGGTGCCTACGCCGCAGCCGGTGAGGATTACCACCGCGAGCTACGGCCGAAACGGTTTACGCGGGAACACGCTAAAGAGGCGGGATTCCAACCGCGAGCCGGCGAAAACCTAGCGTGGGGTTCCAAGGCGTTTTGGAAATCCTACACCGGCCGCAAACTGAAAAAATACGGCCACACGTTGCCGTTGGTTTTTACCGGCCGAACCCGTGACCGTGCCCAAATGGCCACAATTACCAGCACATCGAACCGCGGCCAGGTTAAGTATCAGGTGAACGTATTGAACTACATCCCGTGGGCCCAACGGGAATTTGTGCGGGTGCTACCCCGTGAGTTGGAGTATTTGGGACAACGATTCGATTTCCATTACGATCGAATTTTTAACCGGCCACCACCGCCACGAACCAAAACAATCTAGGGTTTTACCATGCCGTACAAGGCGCACGCGCTCAAAATTGGATCCAATTGGATTGGCGGTATCCTCCAATCGCAATTCACGTCAGCCGCCACCATGCAAACCGACCCCACGGCCGGTTCCCCCTATCCCCAAATTGCAACGATTTCCGAAATCAAAACCGGGTTTCGGTTCACGTCCTACAACGTGGCCTCGGCCCTCGGCGTTTTGGGTTTCCTCGGGATTCCCCTCGCCGTCGGCACCGTGGCCGAATTGTACGAGATCCAATACGGGGACGACGGTTTCATCGTTTCCGGTGCGACCCACCGGAAGGTTTCATTCAACGCGGGCCGTGCGTTTTGGCGTTCGATCACATGCCAAAACCGCATGGACGCCCAAATCGAAATCGAGGTGATGGCCCTCAGTTCGGACGGCGTTACCAACCCGGCGACGTTCACCGAGTCCGTGGCCGCACCCACCGCCGTGGACACGGCCAGGCACACGATAGCGTCGGTGACGTTGGCCAATATCGCCATGGGTTGCGTTACCGATTTGCGAATCGAATCAGGGATGCAAATTACCTCGGAAACGTGCAACAGCAACGTGTTCGATACACGGATGGCCCTAAACTCGATTGTCCCCAAAATCACCGTTACGACCCTGGCCAGCCAATTAGTAGGTTCGGGTGCGGGCAAAATCAACATTTCCGGGGCCGCGGCCACCCATGCCAATACCTCGATCAAGCTACGAAAACGGGTTGCAAAAACCGGAACGTTCGTTGCCGACGCGACGGCCGAACACATCGCGATTACCGCCGACGGAATGGTGGTTCCAACCCAACCGTTTTCGGCATCAAACAACCAAGACGGCAACACGGCATTTGAGCTAACCGCGACGTTCGACGGTACCAATTTGCCGTACGTGATCAACGCCGCCTCGGCCCTCTAGCGGAAACCACCATGGCAAAACAGCAACCGACACCATCGGCGGATCCGCCGCCACCCTCCAAGCCGGATTTGGCCCAGCAAATCGCCAACGCCACCGGGTTGGGTACGTTGTGGATCACCGAGCGGTTGGACGCGGCGGACGCGTGGGACGTCGCCACCGAATTGTTGATGATGGGGGACGCGGCCGAAATCGCCGCCCTATTGAACCCGTGCAACAAAGCGACGTAAACGCCCGCACGACGATTCACAACGGACATTTCACAACGGACCCTAAGCTATGTTTCTTTATTTTGTGCCCCGCATCGACGGCGCACCGTTCCGCGTTCCGCCGCATTTATCCTACACCGTGGACCGTGGCGCGACGGTTACCCGCCGCGAGATTCTCGCAGGCCCCGACGGATCCGGCGCCGGTTGGTTGTTCATGTTAGGCACCGATCCCACGCGGGACCTAAAGATCGATCCCGCCAACCAAACTTGGAACCCGATTTTTCACGCCGTCGATGGCGTGAGCATCGAACCGCGTTGCTACGTGGGGCGATGGAACGACACGGCGTTGGATCCCGCAGCCGTGCAGCGCCCAACGCTACTCGATGGCCACAACGTGGCGTTGGGGGACGGTACCGTATGGGTGGCCGCGGTGGCCCGTGGATTCGACGCCGAGACGGCCGGCTACTACACCCCGTTACCCAAAACCCTAGCCTACGATCCCGCTACCGGAAAATGGCGGGCGGTTCGGGTGGCTAAAGAGTACCGGCAATTTCTCGACCTGGCCGTGGCCTACGCCGACGCCCACGATTCCGCCGTGCGCGACGACGTGGCCACGTTTAGTTTCGACCGCATCGACGATTTGGCTATTGCCGCGTTGGCCGCGAACTATCGAATCGGTGCGGCCGAGTTGAGTTTGTGGGACGATATTTACAACGTCACCGTGCGCGATGCGTTGGTTCATTGCGCGTTGGATTTCCCGACGATCCGCAATTGGGTAGCAAAAAAAAACGATGGGGCCGCCGATGGGGCCGGTACCTAATTTGGCGGGCGGCGATAGCCGCGGGCCGTGCCCCCAGGTTGGCGGGTAGCTATGCCGATTTTTACGCGTGGCAATGCGGGTGGTAAGCGTTTTAGGACAGTTCAAGCGTTCCGCCTAGATTTTTGGGCATGGACAACAACGGAACCACAACGCAAACCATCACCATTTCCGAGCCCCCGAGCCGCGGCCTACGTTTCGCCATCGGGTGCGCCATTCTGTACGCGGTTTGGGCCAATCGCCGTTTGATTGCGGGTTGGTTGTTTTCAACCGTTGCACCCAACGCCCCAGCCCCCGACGGTTACGGTTCCGTCGTTGGCGTCACCGGATTGTTGTTGCCGTTGGCCATCGATTTTGTGGTGGCCCTCGGCGGATTCGGAATTTTTGCCGCGACGTTCGGTTGGAAATTCATCGCCGACATTGTTGGGGGTGTTTACTCGACGGTTTCCAATTGGCGGATTGGCCAACAGGCACGCGCCGCAACCATCGAAAAAATCCAACAGGTTTACAACGAGTCCAAACAAACAACCACGGAAACCGCGACGCCGGCCGCCGGGCAAGCAGGCCAGGCCGCCGTCGTTGCGATCCGCGACCCGGAGTTGGCCGGTTTTGCCGAGCTAGTTCGGAAAACTCTAGTGGAAATCTCGGAAAATCAAGTTCGGTTCGAATCCGAGTTAAATAAGATCGAAATTGCGTTGGATCGGCGGGCGGGGCAACGAGTCCCCCTTGAAGCCCCGCCCCCGAGCCCGCGCGTTTCCCCCGAATCCACAGGGGAGCAACCGTAATGGACGAATGGTTGACCGTGCCCATTGCGGCACCATCTAGCCCACCGGTAAACCCACCGGCGAGCCCGCCCCAATGGCCGTTCGCATCGTTTCAACTCGAACGTTGGTTGCCGTGGGCCGTGGCCCTGGCCGTCGCCGTGGCGTGGTTCGTGAGTTCCCGCCGATCCGGCGACGACGGCGAGCCGATCCAGGTGGACGGGTTGCGGGTGTTGATTGTCGAGGAATCGGCAAACCGCCAAAATTTGCCCCCGGACCAATCGCAAATTTTAACCAGCGTTCCAACCCGGGAATTGGTGGCCAAACTCGGCGGGCAAATCCGTATCCTCGACGCCGACGATTCCACCGACGCCATGGCGGCCGAGTGGCGCGCGATGCGAAAACGGATCACCACCACGCCCCCGGCCGTGGTATTCGCGAAACCACGGCGAGCCGTTGAAATGGCGTTGCCGTTGAGCGTGGACCAGTTCCGCGAGAAATTGGAGGGGTTTGCGAAATGACCAATTTCCGCACGAACGTTACACGGTACACCGTGTACGACGATAAGAAGGCGAACGAACTACTAACGCAATTGCGGGCCGACAACGATTTTTTCGGTGGGTACGTGCCCCGTGATTTCGACCGGGAGCCGTTTGGCACCTACGCCGCACCCTACGGCGAACCGTTGATTGATAGGAACGAGTGGGCGGAGCGGGCCGAGGTTGCCGAGGTGGGTAGGGCGTCCCCCGAGCATTTGGCCAGCTTCGCCCACGTTCCGATTTTGAACCAAGGCCAACGGCCCTATTGTTGGTGCTATGGTGCGTGCGGCGCGATGATGACCGCGTACGCCGTGGCCGGGTTGAGCGTGCCCCATTTGTCGGCCACGTCGGCCGCCGCCAAAATCAAAGGCTACCGCGACGTTGGGGGATGGGCCGGCGAAGCTATCCAGGGGATCGAAAAATACGGCGTTTCGACGTTGGACTATTGGCCCGAGGCGGTATTGGACCGCAAATACGACACGGCCGAGCAACGGGCCAACGCGAAATTGCACGCCGCCGCCGAGTTCAGCGAGCTACCTAGCCAAAACTTCGACGCCGTGGCCTCGGCGTTGTTGCATGGTTTCCCGGTAACCCTCGGGTTGGCATGGTGGGGCCATTTGGTTTATGCCACGAAATTGGTGGTATTGGGCCGCGGTTCGTTCGGCGTGTTGATTCGAAACAGTTGGGGAGACAAATGGGAAACCAAGGGGGCAACCGTGTTGACCGAAAGCCGAGCAACGCCACACGAAGCGTTTGCCATTCGCAGCGTGACGAAATACGACGCGCCGAAACCGTAAACGTGTTGGCGTGGTTGATGATTACCGCCGCCATTCTCGCCGTGATTGCCATTTGCACTAGGAAATCCAAACCGATGGACACCACCAACACACCGCCGCAGCCGCCGACCGCATCGAACGTGGTTGGGAGCCGATTCGGGAACGATTTGTTTTTTCGCGATGCCGTGACCGGTGCCGACGTCGGCGGAAAATCGATAGTTTCACCGAGTACATCAATTCATTGGCGGGCCGCCGGCGTGGTCGATTCGGAGGGGGCAACCGTCGAATCGGTATTGCACGCCACCGCGGCCCGTTTGTCGCATTTGCAGCAAACACCCGCGGCGAATGATCGGTACGCGCAGGCGTTGTTTGAGATTGTGAAAGCATTGGACATTTTAGAGGGAAAATAGAATGCGAAACGTGAATGGATTGGGTGCATTGGTGGGGATGGTTTTGGTGGGAACGGTGGTTGCCATGATCCAGCAACCGAGCCGGGCCGGCGGTACCTATACGGTGGAGAGAGAACGCGAAACCGTTGCGGCCTACCGACCGGCCCCCACCGATACCGCGATGGCCGACCGCCTCGCCGCGTTGGAAACCCGCGTGGCGGAATTGGAATTGCAATTGGCCAGGTTGCAACCGAAAGCCGAGGCGAAACCGGAACCGAAAACCGCGGTGGTGGATTCATGGCAAACGCCAACGGTGGTGGACGTCTACCCGGCGGTCCAATCGGGACAGGTTTTCGAATCCACTACAATGACCACAACCACCCGGCAAACGTGCGTTGGTGGCCAATGCGCGGCACGTTCCACCGGCCCCATTCGCCGATTGTTCGGCCGATAAAACCACCCACAAAACATTCCCACGTTGGAAAGCGTTGCCATGTTTTTAGCACAACAACCCACCGAAATCGTTTATTGGTTCAATCAGGGTTTTGCCGTGTTGTTGGT